AAGGCACTGTGAGATGATGACCCAGGAAGAAGCACAGATGCTTATCAACAGAAGAATGATACAAATGATAAACAGATCTGGACGGTGGTAATGGATAACTTTATAACTAGAGAACTAGAAAGTCAGCTAGCAATAGCTAACAAAATCATTGCCACTCTTGAAGAAGAGTTGGCTCTGTATAAGAAAAAGTACAGAGATGAAGTTGATCACAATGAGTACAAAATGAAGTATCGCGAGCTACTTGATTCTCATTGGGATCAGAAAATGAAACAAAAAAGCATGACCGAACTGAACTATGACGGGAACGAAACCCGAGGGCGATACGGAGAGGACGAAGAGCATGGATGTTAAGAAGAGTATGAAAGAGTATTTGGAAGGACAGATAGCAAAACACAAAATTAATGCACAGGTTTTCATGAAAAACCCAGTAGGCGTGGCAGAGCATCCAGATACGATGGCTACTATAGAAGAGGAGCTTGGCAAGATTGCAGAGTTTCAAGACAAGTTGAGTGCTCTTAACTCTATCGGTTACAGCTATCCAGAACCACGGCCACAAAGCGAGTATCTCGATAAATGGCAGAAGTCTGAATGGTAGACAGTAGGGCAAAAGGAGCTCGCGGAGAGTACCTAGTACGAGACCTACTGAGAAGTCACACAGGCCTTCAGTTTGAGCGTGTTCCCATGTCGGGAGCTTTAGAGTATTTGAAAGGGGACTTGTATGTTCCAAATGAGAAGAATTATTTTTGTATCGAAGTGAAGAACTACGCAGAAAGTCCTCTTTCGGATAAAATACTCTCACAGATAAAAACAAACAACTTGTTGCGATGGTGGAGAAAGTTGGTTACACAGGCATTAGCAGGGAATCAGCGTCCCTTACTGTTTTTTAAGTATAATAGATCAAAGATATATGTCTGTACAGAAACAAAACCAGAGTATACAAGTTACATTTATATTAGCGACATAAACTGCTATGTTTGTATAGCAGAGCCGTGGCTACAAGTAGAAGAGGTAGAATTTATAAATGGCTCTTAGTTTTAATTCACAAATAAAAAGCGGAACAATGATAGTTGACGCACTTAATCTAGCGTTCCGATGGAAACACCAAGGAAGAACAGACTTCCGATATGAGTATGAAAAGACAGTAAAAAGCCTCTCAGACTCTTATAAGTGCAAAAATGTCATAATGACAGCAGATGGCGGATCTTCAAGCTATCGAAGAAACATACTACCAGACTATAAGCAGAATAGAAAAGACAAGTATGCAACTCAAACGGAAGAAGAAAAAATTGCGTTTGAAGAATTTTTTGAAGAGTATCAGGCAACACTAGAGCTGCTAGAGGAGTCGTTTCCCCTACTTCGTTTTGAAGGAGTAGAGGCAGATGATATTGCTGCACATCTAGTAAAGTACAAAGATAAGTACGGTCTTGGTAATATTTGGCTGATATCAAGTGATAGAGACTGGGATCTACTCATACAAGAGGGTGTGAGCAGATTTTCCTATGTCAACAGAAAAGAAGTAAAAATAGAAAACTGGCACGACCACTATGAAGTGACACCTGAACAATACATCTCGCTAAAATGCCTGACAGGAGACAAAGGAGATAATGTTCCAGGAATCACAGGTATTGGGCCAAAGAGGGCAGCTAGTCTTATAACAGAGTATGGCGATGCTTTGACTATCTACGATTCTTTACCATTACCCAGTAAGTATAAGCATATTCAGGAACTCAATGCAAGCGGAGAAAGAATACTCCAAAACTACGAGTTGATGGATCTGATATCTTACTGCGATGATGCTATAGGAGCAAGCAATATAGCGGGAATAGAGGAGAAAATTGCGTGTTAATTGATTACAAAAGAGATAACTATCTGTCAGAGTTTAGCCATAAAACTCTACAGGATAGATATTTAGTAGACGGAGAAAAGTCTCCGCAGGATGCGTTTGCACGGGCAGCAAGAGCATTTTCAGACAACGATGCCCATGCACAAAGGCTGTATGATTATGCTAGTAAACTTTGGTTTATGTTTTCTACTCCTATACTTTCTAATGGTGGAACAGCCCGTGGGTTGCCTATTAGCTGCTTTCTTAATTATATTGAGGACAGTCGAACGGGGCTCACGGGACACTACACTGAAAACGCTTTTCTTTCTAGTGTGGGCGGTGGCGTTGGTGGGTCTTGGTCAGATGTACGTTCTGTAGGGTCTAAAACTTCAAACGGCTCTGAAAGCACAGGAGTCATTCCATTCATGAAAGTTGTGGACGCAGAGATGTTGGCGTTTTCACAGGGAGTAACAAGGAGAGGCAGCTATGCCGCATATTTGGACATATCTCACCCAGAAATTGAAGAGTTTTTGGATGTACGTAAACCTACAGGCGGTGATATTAACAGAAAGTCTGTTAATCTTCATCATGGTGTTGTTATTAGCGACAAGTTTATGGAGCTAATCGAAGGAGCTACCAGAGAAGAGGGTTTCGATGATTCTTGGGATTTGATAGATCCACACACAAAAGAAGTAATAAAAACAGTTTCTGCAAAAACTCTGTGGGTAAAGTTGATACAGAATCGTGTTGAGACTGGAGAGCCTTACATAATGTTTGGTGACACAGTAAATGCGGCTCTCCCAGAGTTTCAGAAAGAAATGGGACTCTCAGTTCATCACTCAAACTTATGTTCTGAGATCACACTTCCTACAAATGAAGGAAGAACAGCAGTATGCTGTCTGTCAAGTGTAAACTTGGAAGAGTTTGACGAGTGGAAAAACAATAAAGATTTCATACCTGATTTGATACGTATGCTAGATAATGTGATAAGTTACTTTGTCAGTCATGCGCCTGCACAGCTTGAAAAAGCAAAAACAAGTGCAGAGCAAGAGAGAAGTCTCGGATTGGGTGCAATGGGCTTTCACGCCTATTTACAAAGAAAGAACGTTCCGTTTGAAAGCCCTATGGCTATCGGAGCAAATAAAATGATGTTTGAACACATCAAGAAGGAGGCAAAAAATGCGAGCAATCAGCTTTGTGTGGAGCGCGGCCCTTGTCATGACGGATATCATGCTGGTGTGCGTAATGCTCATCTTCTGGCTGTGGCTCCTAATGCTAGCAGCAGTATTATCTGTGGGAATACTTCTCCCAGTATTGAGCCTTATAGGGCTAACGCGTTTACGCAAAAAACTAAGTCTGGATCTTCCTTATTGAAGAATGAGTATTTAGAGCATGCTCTTCAAGAGTTAGACCAAGATACTGATGAGGTTTGGAAAAGTATCATAACAAACAACGGATCAGTACAACATCTAGATTTCCTAGATGACTGGACAAAAGACGTATTTAAGACTGCCGTAGAGATAGACCAAAGGTATATCATTGAGATGGCAGCAGATAGGCAGAAAGAAATTTGTCAAAGTCAGTCTTTGAATGTATTCTTTCCAGCGAATGTGTCAAAACAAGAGCTACACGCTATACACATGATGGCATGGAAGAAGAAAGTAAAGACTCTATACTATCTAAGAAGTGAGGCTATAAAGAGAGCCGAAACAGTATCGGATGAAGCCCTGCGACAGTATATCTTTGATAGTATGGACGAGGAAGGCTGTTTAGCCTGTGAGGGATGAGATGAACTTATTACAAGAAAGAGAATACTACAAACCGTTTAATTATCCGTGGGCTTTTGAACACTACAAAACCCAACAGCATATGCATTGGCTTCCAGATGAAGTCAATCTTGCAGATGATTTGCGTGATTATAGAGATAAACTAACACCTGCTAATAAGAAACTTATAAGTCAAATCTTTAGGTTTTTTACCCAAGCAGATGTAGACGTTTGTTGTGGGTATGCAAAGCACTACTTACCTACATTCAAACAACCTGAGGTACGAATGATGTTGTCGGCTTTTGCCGCTATGGAAGCAGTACATCAGGAGGCTTATTCATTGCTTTTGGAAACGCTGGGTTTCGGTGACGAAGAGTATAAAAAATTCTTTGAACACAAAGAAATGTTAGCAAAACATGAGCACTTGAATAATTTTGGTATGGGAAGTCCGATGGATATCGCAAAGACGATGGCTATCTACTCGGCATTTACTGAGGGGGTGCAGCTATTTAGTAGTTTTGCTATCCTGTTGAACTTTCCACGCCACAACCTTATGAAAGGTATGGGTCAGATCGTCACATGGTCTGTGCGAGATGAGACATTGCATGTTGAAGGAATGTGTCAACTCTTTCGTACCTTCATAAAAGAAAATCCAGACTTATGGAATGATGATCTAAAATATGAAATCTACTGTGCAGCAGAGCGAACAGTAGAGCTAGAAGATGCTTTTATTGATCTGTGTTTTGAAAATGCGGAAGTACCCGATCTAACACCCGAAGAAATAAAAGAGTATATTCGTTATATTGCAGATCGCAGGCTTTTAGGTCTTGGACTGAAAAAAATATTTGGGAGTGAGAGCAACCCATTACCATGGTTAGATTACATGTTAAATGGTGTTGAACACACTAATTTTTTTGAAAATCGTGCTACCGAGTACTCACGAGCTAGCACAACAGGTAACTGGCAGGACATCTTTAAATGAGATTTGAATTTGAAGTAGAACAGGTAAATATTATTCTGCAAGGCTTGGGAGAACTTCCCGCAAAGCTAAGTATGAATCTTATTACTACCATACAAAAACAGGCTGAGAGACAGATGCAGCCAGAGACTCAAATGGAGGATCAAGAAGAATGAGTCGAGTTATAAAACTCTTCGCAGCAATAATAACAATTAGCTTCGCAACATCAGGTTTCGCTGATGAAATAGAAGAAATAGTAGTACAGGGAGACCTAGGCAGCTTGCCTAGTAAGGATGTTAAATCTATTTTTGGCTTTGATAAGTCAATATTAGAAACTCCTCGCTCTGCCTCTTCCGTATCAGAAGAGATGATGGATAGATTCAATATGTACGATATTGACGAGTTAGTAGCTCTAGCTCCAGGCAGTTTTACTCAGTCTTTTTTCGGGGTAGCTGGCGGTCTAGATGTTAGAGGAACTCCTGGTGAGACGTACTTTCGGGGTGTAAGGCGTCTCGACAACCCAGGAAACTACCCAACTCCCATAGGTGCATCTGATAGAGTGGACGTAGTAAGAGGCCCAGCGTCTCCAATCTACGGCCCCTCTAAAATTGGTGGATATCTTAATTTTAACCCTAAGTCTGCCCGAATCGAAGAGACGGGTCAGTTCATAGAAGAAACAGAAGGTGCTATATCTTACACTGGTGGTAGTTGGGGTAAGAGTATTGTAACCGCAGAAGTAGGCGGTAGTCTCGGGGGAGGCGAACTTGGCTACTACGTATATGGAGAGTTTGAAGACTCTGATAGTTACTACGACAACTCAGGAGTAGAACAAACTCTTCTTCAAGCATCTTTTGATGCAGATATTACCGACAATGTTCGTATACAGTTCGGGGGAATGTATCACGACTATAATGGTAATCAGGTTGCGGGATGGAATAGGATTACCCAAGACTTAATTGATAATGGAACATACATTACAGGCTCTCCTTCGTCGCTAGATGCAAATGGAGACGGTAAAATATCTCATCAGGAGTACGATACTGATGGAGATGGTTTTACAAACTTAAACCCTTTTAGATTTGATTTTTTGAGCGGAGCAGCTGGCGGAGCACTCATGCCAGGGTCACTAGAAACATTAGCTGATTTAGAGGTTTTCGTAGGAGACCTCTCTGCACTTGCACTCATTAACCCAGGGCTTACACAGCTTAGTGGAAATCAAGTTCTAGTTGACCCAGACGATCTTCTTGACAACCAAGTTACTACATTATATTTCGATATAATTATTGATTTGGGAAACGGTTGGGAGTTAAAAAACCAAACGTTTTACGAAGAGTATGAAAACTTAAATGAAAATGCTTATGGCTTTTCACAGTTTCATGATACTTGGGTAGTAGAAGATAAACTCATACTATCAAAGACGTTTGACTTTTCAAATATGTCTGCTTCTTTACAAATTTCTCCTTCTTTTCGACACACAGACTTTGCACACGGAGATGACTATACCAATGAGTATTTTGGTCGTCGTGACTTAAGTCAGCCTCTCAATACAGCCCTTTCAAAGCGTATACTCGCTACACAAATTGATGATGATTACACAGAGTACCATGTTGGTAAGTATACTAACTTGGGATTTGCAGTAATGACGGATCTTGTGTGGGACAATGGCTTAGGTATTCTTGCAGGAGTACGTTATGATACCATTGACATGGAGAGCAGTCAGCCAGAAGATAAATTGCTTTTTGCAAGCTCTAACAACTTCTGTCCTGTGCCTGGATGTGCTGATTTAGAAGCGGAGGATAGTGTAAACGGTATCTCATGGACTTTCAGTCTGACATATGACTCTCCGATAGGGCTTGTTCCTTATCTAACGGCCTCTACACAATCAACTATGATTGTTGGGCAAGGTGCAGAAGTTACGGTAAAGAATATTCTTCGAGATCGTGCTTTTGACGAGTCAGAGCTTCTTGAGGCAGGAATAAAAGGAAGTTTTTTAGATGATAGTTTATATTTCGCTGTTTCAGTATATGAACAGGAACGTGTAGACTTTTCCGCACAATCAATAGTAACAAACCAAGCCACAAAAACCAAAGGCTCCGAGCTTGAGGTACGATGGGTTGTTACTGAGAAACTACTTATGACGCTTGGGTACTCCAACATCGAAGTAATAAATCTAAACACTTTAGATGACGGTTATCGCTTTAGCTTCATAGGATGTGAAGATTTACCTAACATTCCTTGTAGTGCGTTGCTTGGTGGACAGATCGGAGGTAACGTTTCAGCAGTACCAAGTGGTAGTAGGCGGTCAGGTATGCCAGAGAATATTATATCCCTTACAGGAACATATGACTTTGGAAATGGGCTAACTGTAAATGGAAGTGTAATTGATGTAGAAGAAACCTTTTCAGGGTTTTCAAACAGTATTGAACTGCCTGCATATACACTTGTAAATTTTGGTGTTGCCTATACAAGAAACAACTGGACGCTTAGTCTCAACGGAAAGAATTTGACGAATGAAAGATATTTTCGTGCAAACTTTCCTAATCTCTTTGGGAGCACAATCGTGCTACCAGAACTTCCTCGAAACTATACGGCTAGACTGCAGTATAACTTCTAATAAAAAGGGGCGAAAGCCCCTTTTTTATAATGTTGGTTTTGTGTCAGGAAAGTCTGACGTACTTGGCCAGTCTCGTAGCTTAACTCGATAGGCTAAAAACTTTTCACGATCTGGATGGTCTGTAATCATAATAACCTGATCGCTCCTATTTAGCTGTTCATTTCTCCAAGCCCTAGCTTCTATTTGTTTTTGTTCAGTTTCATTTTCGAAATCTTTTAGCACATCTAATTCGTACTTACCTTTATAGTTTGCTTCCATGAATTCTTCAGTGGCAGCAATCCTATTAACTACTTCTCCTGAATCATTTTTAATTAGATATATCATGCTGCCATCTCCACTATAGTAACTACCACTAAACCAACACCTCCATTTCCTAGGTAAGCTCTTGGAGTGCCTCCCTGTTGAGTTACCCCACCGCCTCCACCACCACCAAAGCCACCTTGAGCATGTCGTGGATTTCTAGCAGTATTCCATTGATGATCCATAACTCCACTACTAGCATATTGGTTATATACATTTGATCTACCACCGCCTCCAGCAAACCTTCCTGCATTTGATCCACAAACTTTACCTTCAGTATCATCGGCATAAATATACATTCCTGGGCAACCTGGACCTCCTCCATATCCTGTATTAGAGCCATATAGACTGTGAAAAATACTATCTCCAGAATTATTCGTATCAAAAGGAGCCTGTACCCAATCAGTAGAAACAACTGAACTTCCTCCATAATAGGCTTGTCCAGCACCCAGACCTACAGTATGCGCTCCTTGAGGGTGACCATTTTCAGTAAAAGTAGACCCATAAGCATCCATTCCATAGTCCGTGCCATTACCTGCACTTGCTACGCCTGCGTACAAAGGACTTCCGCCAGAGCCTCCAGCACCTTGTCCCCCATAAGTTGTAGTAGCAGCTCCTCCAGCGCCTCCTGTATTTCCAAAAACTCCTACAGCACCACCACCACCAGAAGCCCAAGAATAATTTCCTCCACTATAACTATGATTACAAGTAGCAGTTCCTCCAGCGCCTCCTGTAGCATTAAACAAGTTTCCTCCGCTTGCAGCACCCCCAGCACCTCCAGCAGCACTATTAGCACTGGTACCATTTGAGTATGAACCTGCTCCTCCACTACCCCCGTTTCCTGTTAAAGTAGTAATGCCACTTCCTGCAAAAGAAGACGTTCCACCATTTTGATTTACTTTAAATGAGTTTTGAGCGTACTGAGGGCCTGAGCCTCCTCCTGCTCCTACTGTAATTGTATATGTTGTTGAAGCAGTTAAATCAAGAAAACTTCTTGCATGGCCTCCTCCACCTCCACCTCCTGCAGCTAGTTTGTAGTTATAGTAATAATAAGACATGCACGCTCCACCGCCTCCACCGCCTATTGCACTTACAAAAGCTTTACAATCTTTTGGGCACACCCAAGTAGTAGACGATGCAAAAACAAGTTCGTGTATTATACTTGTGGGATTTCCTCCCCCTCCTCCTGCTCCTAGTACTGGCATAATTAAATCTCAAACCAGCCGATAGTATCATCGACATAGACTAGCTGGGCAGAGGCACCTTGTGCTAAGGTACCGTCCTCTGCAGCTGAATTTATTTTTTGCCCTCCAGTTCTCCCCACAGTTACAGCTCCTGCTCCTGCATTACATATGACTACTGTAGCTCCTGGCGAACCTGAAGGAAGTGTAATTGTAAAAGCACTTCCACTATTTGCGATTAGCTGATCTTTATCGACTGCAGTATATGTTCCTGTTTTTATTGTCCAGTCTGTATATGCTCGTCCACTATCAGACGCTACCGAAGCAAAAGATAAAGTGCCTCCACCGTTTGTGCTTAGAAACTGCCCGTTTGAGCCATCAGATACATCTAATCTTGCTATATCTATAACATTATCGTTAATCATTGCTTTGGTGATAGAATCAGTCCCAAGAGTTCTTCTTGCTGCAGGAATCTCATTGGAGTCTGCGCTCATCAAATTTGCAAGTCTACGTGCTTTTGAAAATGCCATCTATCTCTCCTATGAAGGCTTGACTGGCCAGTCATTCTCGCCAGAGCCATCTGGGGCAGGTATTTTTAAGTAAGGCCAGTTGCTATGCTTTGTAATATCTCGAAGCGCTTGTCTATAAGTTTTCCAAGCATCTGTCATAGTTACATCACTATTTGCCATCCAATCTGTTTCTGCTAGTCTTCTGTTTCGCTCGGCTCTCGTTGATTCTGCACTTGCATTATCTCTTGCTGTTTGCGCTGCTGCTTTCTGACTGTCATCGAGCGCTTCTATCTTATGAAGATAAACTACACCATCCTCTATGTATGGGTCTACGCTTGTGCTTTTTTCAGTAAGTCCATTGTATGGTCGAAAGATAGTAACAGGCATAACTGAATTTTCTGACATCCAATCAGAAGTTGGACCAGATGTAGGAAAAGAAACATTTGGAAAGAGAGTCATATGTTCTCCAACAGCTTC